GTATGCTGTCAACAAATGATTGTAGAACGTGGTGCCCAGGATAGGCTGTATCCTTAGTGCCGATTGTGTTGCTATGTATGGGGTCACATCAGTCACATCCACATTGGCTGTAATGGGTGTGTTTGTTTTTAAGTAGGTTTCGGTGATAAAATATAACATTATACTACAGGTGTTTGTGCTGCTGCATTGGCAGCCGCTTGTGTAATATCTCCACCCTCCACAGGAGCAAGTGAAGCAAGTGCTCTAATCTCGTTAATGGTCATGGTCTCAAGTACTTTGGTAGCTACCAATGGACTCAACGTGTTCAATGCATCATTAGTCTTAGAGCTATCACCCTCAAGTTCCACGATGGTCTCATTAATAATCTGAAAGTTATTGATTGTAAACTCCGCAGGGATGCGGGCAATAGTCAAGAGCTCTTGAAAGATAGTTGTGACCTGTTGACGTAGCTCCATCACTACATTCTTTTCAAATATCACATAGGCCTGCTTGATATCGGACCCATTGCCTAGTGCTCCTGTGGTACGGATACCCATTAGGATAGGGTCAATGGTATGTGAGAAACATATCTGCTCAGTATTCAATGCAGATGCCTCATGGAATAGCTTATCATTGCCATTGGTAGGTAAGCTTTCAATCTTTGGAAGTTGGTCCGCACTGTTAGCAAAGAATGCTACAGCTTTACCTGCATTGGCTGCACCTTTCAACCTGTCGATTGTTTCCTTGATCATGTGTTTTTCCTCCTCAGACTGTGGTCTCTTAGGGAACATCATGGCAAAGGATGGGAATACACTATTTTGAATGTTACTTTTAGCAAAGTACGACAGTTCGCCCGAGAGAAACGCAAAATTAAGTGCCGATGTATAGGTAGGGAGCGGATAGAAATCCTGCCCAATTGACTTAACCTCGTATGTAAATAGCTGGCATTTGTCAGTACAGGTAATGTGGTAAGGCTTAATCTCCTCAATGCCTATTCTACGTGACCAATCATCACACAAAAAGTACATTTTTCTATCTCTACCAACACGTACTTTCTCAGGTGATACGTTCTCTATCTTCATGAGCTTTCTTTTCTCACCAAAATACAGCTTAAAGTACACCCGATTGTGTAGAATTAACTGCTTTGTTACTGCCTTAACAGTGTGCTTGAGGTTAGCTTTCTTTTCAAAGGTAAACATCTCAAGCTTTTCCTGTGCTGTGAGCTTATCAGTGGTAAGGTTAAACCCTCCACCAATCACAGCATTAGTCTTATAGTCCACAATGGCACCATGTAAAGGTGAGCTAAAATACATTTGATTAAGCATCTCAGGATAAAGGTTATCACTTCCAAAATACTGCCACATATTGGCGTTGTATCTTGGGTCCACTACAGGCAGTGTTAAGTTGCCTCTACCCACCGGTAGGAATGGGGTGCTAAATGATTGATAGCCCTCCACAACTTCGGGGCCTTTGGGTTTGCTGTTAATAAATCTATCGTACCATGCCATAGTTAATCGTATATTGAAGTTCCTGCAGGACCACTTACTACCATTCTACCCTCTTCAATAACTACGCCTGTAGTTTGTGCTATTGTTAGGGGCAACACGAATGGTGTTGAGCTCTCATATACCTGGTAAACGTACTGACCCTTTAAGAGTGCAATATCTGTAGGCTCATCTAGCGTAAACAGATTGTATCTTTCAGGGTAAGCACTCGTATCAGCAGATGTGAAGAGCTGTGGCGTGCTTGTGGTATTCATTTCATTGGTGAACACAAATAAGTAGTGTGGTGTAGTAACCGTAGTGACCTCTGAGAGAGTCAATACAAACTGATTAATAACACCTTGATCTAAGTATATCACACCTATATTAAATTACGTTTGTCAAATGTTCATAAAAAAAGCCCCACTATGGTGGGGCTCTAAGATATAGAGAGGCAGGATATTATACGGTGATACCTACTGCAGCTAAACCTGCAGGGTCAACTGTATATGCGAGGTAGTCATTCTCCGCAACTAAAGTAACGGAATATTTAGAACCATCAGCACGAGCTGTACCTGATCCCTCACCTGTAGCAGATACTTGCAAGTATGGGAAGTACCAGAATATACCGTTAGCATCTAATATTACGGCAGCTAAGTACTGCTGTCCTGCACCTAATATCTTAATAGCACGAGACTTATCAGCCTCACGTCTATGAAACATTAGGTTAACTGTTGCAGTCACAAATGAGCTACCATTAACTAAGTCAATAGTGCTATCCTCTGTAAAGTTAGAAGTGTTGCGTTTAATGTAGTAGTTGGTGAATAGAGTAAGACCTGCAAGGTTGATTGTGGTAATCTGCCACCCAAGACCTGCTGATGGGTCTGTTGGAGTGATAGATGCAATCTCCTCTTGAGGGATAATCCAAATACCATAAATACCACCACTGTTATTGTCGCATGTTTTTAAGATTGCCTCGAGGGCTTGACATGTTGGCATGTGATAAAGTATTAAAGAGCCCCCATTGCTGAGGGCTCATGGTTAATTATTAAGAGTAGTAAACGATGTCTGTAGGGTTCACAAAAGAGAAACCAACTTTCATGTTAGCACGAGTACGGATAACCGGCTCAGCAACAGTATCAGCTAAGTTCACTGCACGCAAGTCAGATGGATCTCCCTCTCCGTCAAATGCGAAGATTAAGTTATCTTTCAATGTGATAACAAAAGTATCATTTGACATCCCTGGACAAAGTACAATCTTGATACCTAAGTAAGTCAATGCTAAGTCCTGAGTGATAAATGCGTTGGTGTTACCTGAAGCTACTCCTAAACGGTAGATGTTAACCAATTGAGTAGGCATGTAGATACGCAAATCAGCAGTTCGGGAAGCAATAGCTGCAGGAACCAAAGCAAATGCTGCTTCTAATTTTGCACCTAAACCACCAACTCCTGAGAATGTAGTGATTGCACCTGTACCACCATTGATAACAGTACCTGCTACTACACCTGCAGCTAAACCTTTCTCATAACCATCACACAATGCAAGTTCTGGATTAACAGATAAGGTATCACCTTGCCATCTCAATGACTCAATCTGTCCGTTCACAGCGTTTGCCATCTCTGACCAATAGTAGTTGAAGAAGTTAGCTACAGAGAAATCTCCGTTAGATCCTGCTGCCATCTGTAAAGATACAAATGATTGCTCCAAATCAAACTGACATACCTGACTCATCGCTGAAAGGGCACATACGTCAACTTCATGTGAGCTTAAATCATCAGTGTTAAGGTTAGGAAAGTTACATGGGCTAGTAGCTAATAAGCCTGAGCCAAAAGTAACAGTACCAATTTTAGTCTTGTACTTAATCCCTGGTAGAGTACGGAAGTTATCAGCAATCTCAGTAGATCCTAAATATGCTTGAGCATAGAATGCCTCAGCATTTGGTGCTAGTAATGCACTAGCATCAATGTTTAAATCAAATCTTAATTTACGCATTTTGTTTGTTATTTGTTGTTGTTAAATTTTACAAAGTTACTTAGTCTTTGATGTACGCTCAAGGCTACATCCTCTACAATCTCCTCATCCTCTACCTCAGTAGATAAGATCTCATCTAGTTGGTTCCGCATATCAGCAATCATTGAAGTCACTTCATTCATGTGGTCATCTAGCAAAGGCTTAACAATAGCAAGGATAGCCTCTGCATCAACTACAGGGTCAACGGCCATTGTCTCCTCTTCTACTGTTTCCTCTTCTACTACAGTATCTTCTAGGGCTACCTCTTCAGAGGCCTCCACTACTTCAGCATCACGTATCTCAGTAATCTCTCCATCTGTTACAACGTAGATTTTACCCTCGATAGTGTGCTCTCCATCAGGTAATTTATTCATTTGTATATTTGTTTTAGTTTCCTCTTTTAACTTCATGCCAAGGTACCCCTCAATAGAAAAGCCTATCTGCTCCTGTGCTACTAGCTCAGCGTAGTATTCCTTGTCAGTTACCTGGGCCGTTACCATCAATGTACCCTCCGGTACCTCAATGCCAAATGTAGAATAAGCCTTGTCCTCTTTTGGGTTGTCAACTATCCATGCCTCAAGGACATAGGCAGGAACTGTCTTAGATTGGTCATGCTCAAGATTAAACAAATCTCGGTTAACCATCTGCTGCATGAATTTACCATGTATCTTCTCAATCTCCTCCTTAGTGAACTTGACATTGTACTCCTCTTCTGTGTCCTCATCAAAGCGGTAGATCTCCATAGGTATCAAAGCAGGTGCAGTGATACGGTACTTTAATTCATCCGAAAAGAACAAAGGCTTAGCCTGTGAGCTGAATGCCATACCCTTAACTTTGATTGCAGGAGTAGCTGTGAAAGCTATTTGCTCAATGCCAAGGTCCTGACCATCTTCTGCATACTCAGGGTCAATGGTTATCTTGTAGGTAGGAATGTTTTTAGAAGCCATACACCTATATTAAAAAAACTCTATATTTGTTCAAAAATTAAAACATGATAACTATATTAAACAGGGAGATCCCTAACCAAGTTGAAGAGCTCACTATTGAGCAGTTTGAAGCCATCACTGATATCAATAACAATCAGGAGCTCGACCCCATTGATAAACACCTACAGGTATTCGCTTACCTTGGGATACCTGAAAGTGAGTTTTGGGATTATGATGTGGCTGATTTTGTGGGGATGGTCCGAGACTTTAACAGCAGTGAACGCAAAG